TCCCGTCAAGAATATCGACTTTGAATGATGTTGCCATAGCCTGTGTAATAGCCATTTGTCTTTCCTTTTAAATTAACGCGGTTCTATTCTGAGTTGGCCAGTTCTTCTGGCAACTAGCCCTTGCCTAGCGTTGTTTGTACGCTTTCGATTATGGACCGGGGCTTTCTGATTTAATTGGTATTCTTATCATGCCATCACGATACTCATCACGACGACGGCGGCCTTGCTGTTCAACACCAAGCCCTTGAACAGCTTGATTGTAGCTGTTTTCAAAATACTGAACCATATCCGCTGGTCCCTTGGTGTAGCTATATGCCTGTATTAAACAAGCATACAACAATGCTTCAGGAGCATTGTTGCTTATCCAAGTCGTCGTATTAGTTGAGGAAAGCTGTGTCGGCCTGTAGACATATCCTAGTTGCACAGAATAATTTGTGCTTGGAGTTGGCGCTATACAAAAATTGCTTTCATCCCAAACCGAGTAATACTTTGGTATTCCGGTTTCGGTAAAGTCAGGCCAGTACTCCTTAACAAAAGAATTATCCCTGAAATCTAAAAATACCTGATCTCCTGCTGCATCAGTAAATATCAAATAACGGTGAGTTAAAATATCTGAAGGCATTTCTAAAAAACGATTTCCAGACGACATACTTCCGGTAGATTCTTTTTTAAACACGTCAAGATCAATGTCTCTAAGAATCCTGTTCTCAGCCATCGTAATAAACGTGTTGATCACACTGTCTGAAAAGACATTACTGTCTACCTCAGTGTAATTTCTTATATTTGTTACTAGCTCATCATATGTCATGGCGTCACCACGGTAACATTCCCTATTTTACCTACTCCCTCCACCGCTATCGTAGATGGGGCTGGCTGCATGGAATTTGGTATCGTCTCGAAAGGAGTGTCTCCTCCTGCGTTATTGACAACGACAGTCAAGGGTTCAGTCCTATCTGGCCTCGGATTAGTTAGTGCTATCGCATCGCCTTTATATTGCAAAGGCTCAATCTGAGGCTCTTTCGGCTCATAGTCTTCAGGGCAGACCATAAACCCCTTCCAGTTCTTTTTTAGGTCTAGATAACGGTATTTTCTACCGCAGTAATCACACAGACCGTAGGAAAATTTACCAGTTGCCGTAGCCATCTCAATACTCTATCTGAGGCACAAAATGGACACTGGCAGTATCCCTGTCCTCCAGCGCGGCTTTTTGGAAATCTTCCTCATAAATTTGTTTCAAAAGTCCTACTCTGTCCGGCGCATATTTAAGAGAAAGCATGTAGGCCAGACCAGAAGCTAAACAAGGCAAAAACCTGAAATTTACGTCACTTGTATTAGTGTAGTCACCGGCATCCTGTATCCGTCGAATCCGGTAGTAAACCAAGGTATAGGCTTTGTCAGCTGTCGGATACAAGTACACAGTTGGGGTAGTTGTTCTCTCGACATAAAACTGTGATGGCCTAGCCTTTGTCAGCTTATTGGGCAGGTCTAAATACTCTGATCGGCCTATCCTATCTATGCTGATGTCCTGCTGCTGGCCGTTTATCGTGTCTCGTATCACAGCAGAAAGCACGTTTACCGTATCAGGTCCCGGCGCAATTGTAGTCGTGCCGTCAGCCAGTGCAGCAGTAGCCTGCTCAATGGTCCAAAGATTAAGGCCCCTGTTGGCCCAATCCGAGAATAATAAATTTAAAGAACGTCGAGCTGATGACAGCTGATATCCAGCTGTCATTCTCATGCCACAACGCTCAAACGCCTCTTCTATGAGGTCGTCGATGTTGAGATCAAATGTTGCTGTTCCTGAGGTCGCCATCGAGCAGCTGCCTGTAAAAATTAGTCCGTAGCTCGTACATTTCTGCTACATCATATTCCCTGAAATACTTGTCGTAGTATCCAAGGGGCCTTAGTTTTTCTGCGGCTCTCTCTAATTTAGACAACCGCTGTACGAAAAACATTGCATACTGTGTCTCTGTTTCCCCTTCAAAAGTACCATCATCAATAAGCTCATTTGACTCATCTTCTGGATGAAATCCCATTATCCAGAAATCTTTATCTTCAAATGCCTCGTCTGCAATAGCCTCATTCAAGCTATCCACAAAATAATGAAACTTATCTGGGTCCTCTACAAACTCTGTGTCCGCTATAATGATTAACTCTTTTGAGTCATCCCATTCGCTTAGAGTCACATAAAGGGTCCTGTAATCCTCACTGTCCGTTTTAAAAAGTATGTTTACTTTGTTTTCTTGCCACGCTGCCTTGGCATACGGGCAAGGTGGTAAGTTGTTAAAATCAGAGCTGCTGACCTCTAAGGCATACTTAGACCAATCTCTGATCTCCTTTAATATGCTGGTTCGGTCGGCGTCCGTAATCATTTCTTTTTCATTGCCATACCGGCCATGCCGCCGCCGCGCATTTTCTTTATAGGCATTTTTTTCTTAGCCATACCGCCGCCGCGCATGCGCTTAACTCCACGACCTTTCAGTACATCGGCTTGTGTTACTTTGCCGTCTCCTGTCAGATCAGGAAACTTGCCTTTTTTCTTAGCCATGCCGCCTTTGGCCATCATGACTTCAACTTTTGGGCTAGGAGAAGAAACCTTTTTGTTACGAGGTCCAGAGCCTACGCATCCACCGCCTCGAGTTGCCATACCCATTCCACGTCCAGCCATTTTGATTACCTCACTCGTCTATGACGTTTAACTTTTTTAGCAACCTTTTTAGGCTGCGCCGAAACCTGTTTACCTTTGGCAGCATCTGCACGTTTCTTGCGTGTTGTAGCTGCGTATTCCTTATTGCTTAAAGACTTAATAGCTTTTGCAGGCAAATATCTCTCACCTGTGGCTTTGGGTCCTTGCGTGGAAGGCTTACCGCTTTTTGTTCTCCACTTTTGCTTTGTCCAAGACTTCAAGGATTTTTGGGACTTCTTGAGTGCCATTAATCTCTGTAGCCTCCACCTTTCGACTTATACTGCTTGGCCAACATTTGCGCTTTACGTGCAGACCACTGGCCCGGCTTACCGCCTTTTCCTCCAGCCTTTATTTGATTAAAGAGCTGTTTTCGCATAGTAGGCTTCGTATAGTTGCCCGCTTTGTTTACAGAAGACTTTTGGACTGCGCCTCCGGTAGCCTTTCGGACCACCTTCTTTTTTGCGGCTTTCTTCCTTACCATTTTTTACAACTCCAGTACCGCGCAGTGAATTTATCCTTTGCAGTATCGCAGTTATGTCTAGCCCTAAAATTGGCTCGACGACCGGGATTACTTTTCTTGATAGTCATGTTCGGATCACCAAACCTGACCAGCTTTACTTGGTCTCCCTTCTTGGCCAGAACAGCAAATTTCTTACTGCCTCCAGAGGTTCTTTTGGGTTTATTGTATCCCGCAAAAGTCTCACCGCGATAAGAAACACGTCCAGAAGGCGTGCGTTTTACGTTCTTGGTGTTGGCCACTACTGAGGATCACCTCCTTCAAAAAACAAAGTAACACTTGTTACTTCAGCGTCGTTTACGTCAATAAAGATGCCTGTCTCAAACAATATTCCCATATCTGGGATAAACAAGTCTGTAGCCCCTGCAACAGCAGGAGTGGTTATTGACAATAGTGCAGTACCGCCAGAAGTGGTGCCGTCTTTTAGAGCAAATGAAGATCCCGTAGCAGTGTTGGTAAAGTAGACACCCACTAATCGTGAGCGTCCTACCACTGCTGAAGCATCTGCCGCCTTGGTGACGGATTTGATGTTACTGAAACTCATGGGTCACCCCCTTAATTAGGATGGGGTTACAGTAGCAGAACCGTCGGCAACCGCCCAATTCGATGTAGCGTCCGCGCCCAAAGCAACCATAATACGAGAGTTAGTAGTGTCTAGAACGATAGTGCCAGCTACTTTGTTTGCGGTGTTAATTGCGTCGGCTGCGTCTGCAATCGCTGTTGCTGCTACCGCATTAATTTGCACATACGCGCTTGTAGCGGCAACGCCGCCTGTTACGTTGCCTGTTACGTCGCCTGTTACAGCGCCTGTTACAGCGCCTACAAATCCGTTAGTGGATGTGACAGGGCCAGAAAAAGTGGTATTAGCCATTATAAGAACCTCACATGCGAGTTAATTTGGGGTATACCTGTCTGCATGTCGTCAGCCGGGACTGTCAGGCATACCGGATGACCCCGGTAAAACAATATCGTATAGAAAAAGAAAGGGGCCTACAAGGGAGGGGTGAACATCTTTTTTGAGTAGTTGTCGTGCAAATTGCGTACCCACCAGAAAAACATTTCTTCTGACAGGATGTTTTTCATATAGTTTACGCGCATTGCAACTAGCTGTACGTTGTCCGGTAGGTAGGGGCCATTAGGGTTTATGCGGTCTATAGAGGCGTTAAACTCGCCTTTTTTACCATCTCCGTAACCACCAGATTGATGAAAAGTAAGCGGGACTCCGGACAAAGCGCACCGTCCGTCTTGTTTTTTCCATAAAGACAGCACATCTTCGAGGGTAATTTGGAAACTTATGCCTTCGTGA